GAAGGCGATGAGGACGGCGACGAAGAACTCGAAGACCGTGTTATGGACCTAGAAGACGCACTTGACGAACTAAAAGCAGAATTTGATGCTTTGATGGGCGACAAGGGTGAGGAAGAAGGCGACATGGACATGGACATGGGCGGTGACGAAATGGCAGAAGTTGCTATGGAAACCGAAGAAGTTGCTGAAGAAGAGGAAGTTGCAGAGGAAGAGGAAGTTGCTGAAGAGCAGGAGCCTCAAGTTGCTGAATCCAAGAAAAGTCGCAAAATGACAGAATCTGAGTGGATCCGTGAATACTTGGAAAAAGTTGGTTCCCCAGTCGAAAGCGAAGAAGCAGGTACAAACACTGAGTCTGTAGTTGCTGGCGAAAACGACATGGGCGGTAAAGCAGTTGACTTCGACGCAGGCGGCGAAGACAAAGGCGGTGCTACACCAAAGAGTACAAGTATGGGAATGACCACAAAGCCAGATATGAAAAAAGTATCCGGTGCAGGTAAAGTATAAGGTATAATCACTAATGAACCTACTTAAAGAGCATTTAACCTTTGACAACGCTAGAATGGAAGTTATAGCGGAGGCAAACGCTGACGGCAAAGGTAAAAATCTCTATATGAAGGGTATATTCATACAGGGCGGTGTTAAAAACGCTAACCAAAGAGTATACCCCGTTAGTGAAATTTCCGATGCTGTAGGTAATATTAACAAGCAAATCACAGAAGGTTATAGTGTATTGGGTGAAGTAGATCACCCAGACGATTTAAAAATTAACCTAGATCGTGTCAGTCACATGATTACAGAAATGTGGATGGACGGTCCAAACGGATTTGGTAAATTAAAGGTTCTTCCAACACCTATGGGTCAACTAGTGCAAACTATGTTGGAATCAGGTGTGAAGTTAGGCGTAAGCAGTCGTGGTAGCGGTAACGTTAACGAGGGTACTGGACACGTCAGTGACTTTGATATAGTCACAGTTGATATTGTAGCACAGCCTAGTGCTCCAAACGCATATCCAAAAGCAGTCTATGAAGGCTTATTGAATATGCGTGGGGGACACAAGGTGCTCGAAATGGCAAAAGATGCCGGTGCTAATCAAAAGGTACAGAAGTATTTGCGTGAGGAAGTAATGCGCCTCATCAAAGACTTAAAAATATAACAGGAGAATGATCCATGTTTGATGCTATCAAACCATTAGTAGACAGTGGTATCATTAACGAAGAAACTCAGACTGCAATTAATGAAGCCTGGGAATCCAAACTTAATGAAGCACGTGAACAAATTCGCACAGAAATGCGCGATGAGTTCTCTACACGCTATGAACACGATAAAAGCGTAATGGTCGAAGCTCTAGACAAGATGGTCACAGAAGGTCTCCAAGCAGAACTCACAGAATTTGCTGAGGAAAAGCAACAGTTGGCAGCAGACCGTGTACGTTTTAACAAGCGTATGACAGAAGCCGCTGGCAAGTTTGATAAATTCCTAGTTGGAAAACTAGCAGAAGAAATCAAAGAGTTGCGCTCTGATCGCAAAGTTGCACAAGAATCTACACAGAAACTTGAGCAGTTTGTAATCAAGGCTCTAGCAGAAGAAATTCAAGAGTTTGCAAAAGACAAGCAAGACGTAGTAGAAACAAAAGTACGTCTAGTAGCAGAAGCCAAGTCCAAACTAGCTGAACTACAAGACAAATTTGTTGCTAAATCTGCTGCACTTGTCAAGGAGTCTGTAGGCAAGAAACTAGAGTCTGAATTGACTCAACTAAAAGAAGACATTCAAATTGCTCGCGAGAACAACTTTGGACGTCGTCTATTCGAAGCCTTTGCCAGTGAATTTGCTATTACTCACTTAAATGAGAACAAGGAAATCGCTAAACTTGTGAAGGCACTAGAAGACAAAGAGCAACAAATCACAGAAGCCAAGGCTGCTGCTGATGAGAAGGCTCAACTAGTTGAATCAAAAGACCGTGAAATTCGCATGATTAAGGAAAGTCAAGAGCGTCAGGATACTCTAAACGAGTTAATGAAACCCTTGAACAAGCAAAAGCAGGAAGTAATGAGCCAGCTTTTGGAAAATGTGCAGACCGAGAAACTGAAGTCTGCATTTGATAAGTATCTACCAGCAGTTCTAAACAATTCTGCACAACCAAAAGCCGAAAAGCAAATGGTTACAGAGAATCGTAAAGAAGTGACAGGTGATAAATCTGCTAAGGTCAGCGTTGAAACCAACGATAATAATGTTGTTGAAATTAAACGTTTAGCAGGGCTTAAATAAACCCTAATTAGGAGTAAAGAAAAAATGACACAAGCACTACTAGAAGGCCGTTGGGGCGAAACAAAAGATGCCCTGCTAGAAGGTCTACAAGGTTCCAAGAGAACCACAATGGGTGTTATCCTAGAAAACACTCGCAAGCATTTGGCAGAAGCTGCTACAGCAGGCGCAACCGCTGCTGGTAACGTTGCTACACTAAACCGTGTAATTTTACCAGTAATTCGACGTGTTATGCCTACAGTTATTGCTAACGAAATCGTTGGTGTTCAACCAATGACAGGACCTGTTGCACAGATCCACACTCTACGTGTTCGTTATGCTGAAACTGCTACAAGCACAGCACCTGCACCATTCGACACAAGCACAACCGCTGGTGACGAAGCACTGAGCCCATTTAAGATTGCCACAGCATATTCCGGTAGTTTATCTACAGGTCGTGCTGCTAGTACAACAGCACTAGAAGGCAACCCAGGACGTAAAATCAACGTTCAAATCTTGAAGCAGGTTGTAGAAGCCAAGACACGTAAGCTAAGCGCACGTTGGACATTTGAAGCTGCCCAAGATGCACAAAGCATGCATGGTCTTGACGTTGAAGCAGAAATCATGGCTGCTCTAGCACAAGAAATTACCGTTGAAATCGACCAAGAAGTTCTAGGTAGTCTACGTGCGCTAGCCGCTACTGACTTCACATACAACCAGGCAACAGTATCTGGTACCGCTACATTCGTTGGTGACGAACACGCTGCTCTAGCTGTTCTAATCAACCGCAGTGCAAACTTGATTGCACAGCGTACACGTCGCGGCGCAGGTAACTGGGCAGTTGTAAGTCCAGCCGCTCTAACAGTACTACAGAGCGCAACAACTTCTGCTTTCGCACGTACCACAGAAGGTACATTCGAAGCACCTACAAACACCAAGTTTGTTGGTACACTAAACGGCGCAATGCGTATCTACGTAGACAGCTATGCAGCAGACACAACTGCTGTTCTAGTTGGTTACAAAGGTTCCAGCGAGGCTGATGCCGCAGCATTCTACTGCCCATACATTCCATTGATGAGCAGTGGTGTTGTTCTAGACCCAGCAACATTCGAACCAGTCGTAGGCTTTATGACTCGTTATGGATATGTTGAGTTGACAAACACAGCATCTTCTCTAGGTAACGCAGGCGACTACCTAAGTGAGATTAATGTAAGCAACCTAAGCTTCCAGTAATCACTGAAAATTCTCATAGGGATGGGAAGCGAAAAAGGACCGAAAGGTCCTTTTTTGTTGGCTATGCAATTGGTAACTGTTGACAGTGTAATGCTGCGGTGTGACAACTTGCTTTTACAGCCTCTTCAACAGATAACCCATTACAAATTGATACTGCAAACTGTGCTCTAAACACATCACCCGCGCCTAACGTATTAAGGGCCTGTATAGTTTCTGGCTGGCAAGTTTTTACTTCGCCGTTTTCTAACCAACAAATTTCATCCTCACTGTTAGTATATCCTACCAAACCTCCAAACTGTCGCTGCAAATCGTAGATGCTGAGGTTGCACAAAGCATAAGTTTCATAACTTAACCAAACGTAGTCTGCCTTGGGGTATGATTCTAACGTTTCTATTGGTGCGTCAATGTCCAGCATTGTGGGTATGTTGTTTAAACGTGCTGCAGAAAATATTTCATTGACCATGGGCATTCTGTGATTGTCTGCGGTAATTAAATCAAAGTCGTAGTCTGTGGGCAAACTTATTTTGCGTTTTATTTCTTCACTTTGATGATAGACAACTGTGCGTTCGCCTTTGTCGTTTACAATAATAATGCTACTTGGTGTTGCTAGATCTTCTTTGTATTTTACATAATCGTGATTGATGCCATATTCATTTAACAGTTCAATTATAATTTTTGAATATGCATGTTGTTGGTTGCCCAGCACAGTACAAAGTTCAACTTCTGCACCTAATTCAGTTAGGGCACGGCCCACATTGGCAGCGTTACCACCGAGAATGATCTCTGCACGCTCACAACCTATTTTGTTGTTTATGTTAGGTATGGTATTACTGTAGTAAACTAAGTCTGTGCAGACGTGACCGACACTTAATATTTTCATATTTTATTTAATAATACTGGGTATAGCCCAAATAGTCAATGTTTACGGTAAATACAGTTGTTCACATGAACTCTCGGAGCGCCACTCCGGGCGGCCTAGAACGCTAAATTAAGGAGAAATAAAATGGCAAAATTTAAGACAGCAAAAAGTGCAACAGTTGATATTGGTTATCCAGTAGGAACAGCTCAAGTTGGTGGTAATACCAGCATTACAGGCAATCAAATTAGTCCTGAAGTTAAAGTAGGCGGTAACAGTGCTGCTACAGGATACATTGTACGCAAAAAAGGAGCTACTAAGTTTTTAGTTAATGACCTAGCAGGAAACGAAGGTGTATGCTCTTTGGCAAATACTGACAGTGGTAACTTAACTGCCAACACAATGAGTATTGAATGTACATATGCTAACGCAGCTACATTCTACGCCAGCAGAATTACTAACAAGTTTGTTTGGAATCAAACAGATGACAAATTCTTGGTTGGTACCAGTGCAGACAGCGGAACAACACCTGCAACAGTTGCAGTTCCAGTTGCTTAACAATCATTATCGTAATGATGAAGATAGGCCTGCAAGGGCCTATTTTTTTGGTAGAACCTTAATAATCAAAAACAAATAAATACTCTATAGTTCTAAAAACCGGATAAAGAATGGCGCAAGAAATCATTGACTTAGGTGATGGTCCAGATAGTAACTCTGGTGATTCACTCTATACCGCATTTACCAAAACAAACAGTAACTTTACAGAGTTATACACAATTATTGGTAGCAACAGTACGACAAATTTAACCGGTAATACAATTACTGCAAATTATTTTTATACTACTGGCAATTTACGAGTTGGTAATATCAATGGTTTTGGAAATTTAAGCACTATTGGCAATATTATTGGGGCGGGATATTTTTATCCTAACGGTCAAAGTGTTTTTAGTAACATTCAAGCAGATTTGACTAGCATTAAGTCTGATGTACTACCTCAGACTACAGCAACTTATACACTCGGTAGTATTTCTAAAGAATGGGCAGAACTTTATCTCAGCAATAATGTAACTTTGCGCGGCACAAATATTTCTGTAGATAATGGAACTCTCACAGTCAATGGTGTAGTAGTAAGTGGTAATTACAGCAATGCAAACGTTGCTAGCTACTTGCCAACTTATACAGGCAATATAGGTGCTGGTAATGTCATCGTTAGCACAGATGTTATTGCTACTGGTAATGTTAGCGCAGCCTACTTTATTGGTAATGGTAGTCAACTAACTGGTTTAGGTGAAATTACATATGGCAATGCCAATGTTGCTAATTACTTGCCTACATACACAGGTAATTTAGATAGTTTGGCTGGTAATGTAATTACTACTGCTAATGTTACTGCTGCTTATTTTATTGGTAATGGTAGTCAACTCGAAGGACTGCCTGCTTCTTATTCAAACGCAAACGTAGCCAGTTATTTGCCAACGTATAGTGGTAACCTTGACAGTGTCGACGGTATAACTGCAAACAGTATTAGTGCAACAGAATTTATTGGCAACATTATCCCAAGCGCCAACGTTACTTACAATTTGGGAAGTTCAGATTTTAGATTTAAAGATTTATTCTTAAGTGGAAGTACTATTAACTTAGATGGTGCATCAATTAGTGCCAACAATACCGCAGTGATTATTACAACTGCTGAAGGTGGTGCATTTGTTATTCAAGGATCTGAAGATGCAACAACATATAGAATTCAAAATGGCACTTCTAATGTTGACATTCCTGCTAGTGACGGAAATATTTTAATTTCAGTTAACGGTGAATCGATAGCAACTTTTTCTTCCTTAGGTTTAGAAGTTGTTGGAAACATTACACCTGGTAATGTAGATACCGCAGGCAATGTTACAGCCAGTTATTTCTTTGGTAATGGTAGCCAATTAGACGGACTTACAGAATTAAGTGTAAACTTTGCAAACACTGCGGGTACTGCCGAGTTCGTAACCAATGCTACACAGGCAAACATTACCAGTGTTGGCACATTGACCAGTCTGACATTAAGTGGTACACTAACTGGCACTACAGTAGAAGCAGCACAAATTGGTAATAGTGGTGCTACATTAACAGGTACACTAGACACTGCAGCACAAACAAATATAACTAGTGTTGGTACACTAACTGGTTTGACTCTAAGTGGTGCTATTACAGGAACGGTTGTTAATGCTGCTACTGTTGGTAATGCTGCTACACAACTAGTCGGCGAAACGCTAGATACAAGTGCAAATGCCACAGTAAATGGATTAACTGTTAACACTAGTGCAACAGTGGGAACAACATTAGGCGTTACTGGAAATATTATTGCAGGTAATGTCGAAGCCACAAATTTAGTTGGCACATTAGAAACTGCCAGTCAACCCAACGTAAATGAATTAGCAAACGCAGTTACAATTGGTGAGATTACAATTGGTAGTAACAGTATTACCAGCACACATGACACTATCACAATTGATCCTAGCACAGAAGGCAGTGGCGGCCTAGTTGTAATTGAAGGTAATTTACGAGTAACTGGTAATGTAACTTACATCGATAGTAATGTTGTAAGTACAAATGATTTAGACATTATTGTCGCTAATAATAGAACAACTAGTGCAGACATAGACGGCGCAGGTATATTAGCAGGTAATGTTGGTGGTCAAGGTATCGCAACTTGGGTATATAATCATGCTACTACCAGTTGGCGCTCAAATGTAGGGATAACACCTCAAGGTAATGCTGCACTAAGTTTTGGTGGTACAAATAATTATTGGAGTACAGGCTACTTTAACGCCATCGAAGCACCAAGTATTACTGGTGTACTACAAACACCACAACAGACAAATATAACCAGTGTTGGTACACTAACTGGACTGACATTGAGCGGAACTCTGACAGGCACTACTGCTAATGCTGCTCAAATTGGTAACACAGGTGCAACCCTAACTGGTACAATTCAGACAGCCAGTCAAACTAACATTACCAGTGTTGGTACACTAACCGGACTAACACTAAGTGGCACACTAACTGGTACAACCATAAACGCTGCCACAATTGGAAATAGTGGTGCAGCAATTACTGGTAGTACATTGACTGGCACTATACAGACTGCTAGTCAACCAAATATAACCAGTGTTGGTATACTAACTGGACTGACATTAAGTGGTATATTAGACGGCACTACTATTCGTGCAGCCATTATTGGTAATGCAGGTGCTGCACTAACTGGAACTATTCAAACAGCAGCACAACCAAATATTACCTCAGTTGGCACTCTAACAGGATTAAATTTAAGCGGCACACTGAATGCCCCAACTGTACAAGCAGCAACCATTGGTAACACCGGCGCTGCATTCACGGGCGCTACTTTAAACACCACTTCTAATGCAACTATTAATGCGTTAACAATAAACAACAGTGCTACAATTGGTACTGATTTAGGTGTTACTGGCAATGTGTCTGCTAGTTATTTTTTAGGTAATGGTGCATTATTAGATGGACTAGGAGGAGTTAGTGTAAGTTTTGCCAATACAGCAGGTGTTGCACAATACGTCAGCGAAGCAGCACAGGCAAATATTACCAGTGTTGGTGTATTGACTGGCGCCACCCTGTCAGGAACATTGACTGGCACCACAGTAGAAGCAGCGCAAATTGGTAACACAGGCGCAATCTTAACTGGTACGTTAGATACCGCTGCTCAAACAAATATAACGCAAGTTGGTACACTAACTGGATTAACATTATCAGGCACGTTAAACGGAACAACTGTACAAGCAGCGCAGATTGGTAATTCAGGCGCTACATTAACTGGAACAATCAATACTCCAGCACAGACAAATATTAATCAACTTGCTGACGAAGTAACTATTGGTGAGATCACAATTGGCAGCAATAGTATTGTAAGCACACATAGCGTAATTACAATTGATCCCGCAAGTGCAGGTCAAAATGGATTAGTTGTAATTGAAGGAAACTTACAAGTCACAGGTAACGTAACTTATGTTGATAGTGGAACTATAATTATCAACGACAAAGACATTATTGTTGCTAATAACCAAACAACGAGTGCTGGTATTGATGGTGCTGGTATACTAGCAGGTAATGTGGGTGGAGCAGGAGTTGCAACCTGGATATACAATCATGCTACCACAAGTTGGCAAAGTAACGTCGGAGTAACTCCGGTTGGTAACGCCAGTTTAAGCCTCGGTGGCACCAGTAACTACTGGAGTACAGGTTACTTTAATGCAATTGAAGCACCAAGCGTCACAGGTGTACTTCAAACAGCAAACCAGACTAACATTACGTCAGTAGGAACACTAACCGGACTTACACTAAGTGGTACACTAACTGGCACTGACATTAATGCTGCTACAATTGGTAATACTGGTGCCACATTAATTGGTGATGGTAGTGCTTTAACCAGTTTAACTGGCGCAAATGTTACAGGAACAGTTGCTAACGCCACATATTCTCTTGAAGCAGGTAACAGTAATACAGCAAACACAGCAGGTACTGCCGGGTATGTAACAGAAGCAGCACAAGCAAATATTACCAGTGTTGGTACACTAACCGGTTTGACACTAAGTGGTGCGTTAACAGGAACAACTGTTAATGCCGCAACAATCGGTAACACAGGTAGTACTATATTTGGCGCAACAGTTGAAAGCACTGCAAATGCCACTGTAAATGATATTACAATCAACAATAGTGCTACAATTGGTACAACATTAGATGTTACCGGAAATATAATTGCTGGTAATGTTGATTCAACTGGAAATATATCTGCCAGTTACTTTTTTGGTAATGGTAGTCAATTAGGTGGATTAACAGAACTAAGTGTTAATTATGCTAACACTGCAGGAACTGCTGAGTACGTAACAAATGCTACACAGAGCAACATTACAGCAGTCGGTACACTAATAGGATTAACACTTAGTGATACGTTAACCGGTACTACTTTAGAAGCTGCTCAAATTGGTAACAGTGGTGCTACGTTAACAGGAACTTTAGATACTGCTGCTCAAACTAATATCACATCAGTAGGCACACTAACTGGACTAACTTTAAGTGGTACACTAACCGGTACTGCTATTAATGCTGCTACCATTGGTAATACAAATACTACACTAACAGGAACGTTATCCACTGTAAGCCAGCCAAATGTAAACTCACTAGGAACACTAACTGGACTTACACTAAGTGGTACATTAACAGGTACCACAGTAGAAGCAGCACAAATAGGTAATTCGGGCGCTACCCTGACAGGCACTTTAGATACTGCTGCTCAAACTAATATTACATCAGTTGGAACACTAACAGGACTAACTTTAAGTGGTACACTAACCGGTACCGCAGTGGAAGCAGCAACTATTGGTAACTCAGGTGCTACGCTAACAGGTACGTTAAGCACTGCTGCACAGACTAATATCACTAGTGTTGGAACACTAACTGGTTTAACACTAAGTGATACACTTACTGGTACAACTATAAATGCTGCTACAATTGGTAACTCAGGTGCAACACTAACAGGCACGGTAAGCACCGCTGCTCAGCCAAATATCAACGAACTTGCGGATGCGGTAACAATAGGTGAAATAACTATTGGCAGCAACAGTATCACAAGTACACACAGTGTAATTACTATTGATCCAAGCACTGCTGGAAGTGGTGGATTGGTAGTAATTGAAGGCAACTTGCAGGTTACAGGTAACGTAACTTACATTGACAGCAATATTGTCAGCACCAATGACTTAGACATTGTTGTTGCAAATAATAGATCAACTAGTGCAGATATTGATGGCGCTGGTATATTAGCAGGTAATGTGGGTGGTGAAGGAATAGCAACCTGGACATATAATCATGCAACTACTAGTTGGCAAAGCAACGTTGGTATAACTCCACTAGGTAATGCAGCGTTAAGTTTTGGTGGAACCAATAATTATTGGTCAACAGGATACTTTGATGTGTTGCAAGTTGGTGGTAATGTCACTGCCAATTACTTCTTTGGTAATGGAAGCCAATTAGATGGACTATCAGACCTAAGCGTAAATTATGCCAATACCGCAGGAACAGCTGAATATGTAACAAATGCTACACAGAGTAACATTACAGCAGTTGGTACACTAACTGGCTTAACATTAAGCGGTGGATTAACAGGAACAACAGTCAGCGCAGCCACTATTGGTAACAGTGGTGCTACACTAACAGGTACATTGAGCACTGCGGCGCAGACAAACATTACATCAGTTGGTACTTTAACCGGACTTACACTAAGTGGTACACTAACTGGAACCACTGTAGAAGCAGCTCAAATAGGTAATTCGGGCGCCACACTAACTGGTACTTTGAATACCGCTGCACAAACCAACATCACATCAGTAGGTACACTAACTGGATTGACATTAAGCGGTACACTAACAGGTACGACGATTAATGCAGCCATAATTGGTAACAGTGGTGCAGCCATTACTGGTAGTACTTTAACAGGTACTTTACAAACTGCTGCACAAACAAATATTACTAGCGTAGGCACTTTAACTGGACTAACACTAAGTGGCACATTAACAGGTACCGCAGTAGAAGCAGCAACTATTGGTAACTCAGGTGCTACACTAACAGGAACATTGAGCACCGCGGCCCAGACAAATATCACATCTGTTGGTACACTAACTGGCTTAACATTATCAGGAACACTAACTGGTACTACAGTAGAAGCAGCTCAAATTGGTAATAGTGGTGCTACATTAACCGGTACATTAGACACCGCTTCTCAAACAAATATAACATCGGTTGGTACGCTAACCGGATTGACACTAAGTGGTGCATTAACAGGTACAACTGTAAGTGCTGCTACTATTGGTAACACTGGTGCTACCTTGACAGGTACGCTGAGTACTGCGGCGCAGACAAACATAACCTCACTAGGAACACTAACTGGGCTAACACTAAGTGGCACACTAACTGGTACTAGCGTAGAATCTGCAACTATTGGTAATAGCGGATCTCAGTTAACTGGTACATTACAAACTGCTAGCCAAACAAATATTACAGAAGTTGGAACACTAACAGGCTTAACCTTAAGTGGTACATTAAACGGAACTACAGTACAAGCAGCCATAATTGGTAACATTGGTGCTGCATTTACTGGCGCCAGTGCAACAATTACTACAATTAATGGCACAAATTTAAATGGCGCATTGGGTTCCGGCGGCGGCAATACTGCTATTGTAAGCACACTAAGTGCCACAGGTAATGCCACAGTTAATGCATTGTCTGTAAACAACAGTGCTACAGTTGGTTCGACACTAGGTGTAACTGGTGTTACAACAATTACAGACACAACACAGGCAACCGCTACAACCAACGGAGCATTGGTAGTCGCAGGTGGCGTTGGTATTGCCAAAGATGTACATATTGGCGGTACAGTTCTTATTAGCCAGGATACAACAATCGCAGGCAACTTAACAGTTGAAGGCAATACTACTATTATCGGTGCAAATAATCTTGCTGTCACAGACAACTTGATTGAAATGCACACTGATGCCAACTTAACTCCATTAACTGAAGATGATGGTAGAGACATTGGCTTCAGAATGCACTACTACAAAACGCAAAACGACAATGCTGCGTTAATTTGGAGTAATGACGAACAGAATTTAGAATGGTATGGTAGTGGTGCAGGAGGCGATGCTAACGTCATCAATCACAGTACTGCTGTTTATGGAAATATTAAAACTGGTAACTTGGTACTGATTGGTAGTAGTGATCCAGGTGGCGCCAACATTGATGGAACACGCAGTACCAGTGTAAGCACAGGTGCTTTAGTACTACAAGGTAACAGTGGTATTGGCGTTGGAGGTAACATCCATGCTGGTGGAAATGTAACTGCTACTTACTTCTTGGGAGATGGTAGCCAATTAAGTAACCTAAGTGGTTTAAGTGTTAATTTTGCTAATACTGCAGGCACTGCTGAATATGTAACAAATGCGACTCAGAGTAACATTACCGCAGTTGGAACTCTTACTGGCTTAACATTAAGTGGTGGATTAACAGGAACAACTCTTAACGCATCTCAGATTGGTAATAGTGGAGCAACATTAACTGGTACATTAGATACTGCTAGCCAAACAAACATTACAGAAGTTGGTACGCTAACTAGTTTAATTTTGAGCGGTACGCTAACTGGCACAGCCATTACAGCAGCCACCATTGGTAATTCGGGATCGCAACTAACTGGCACATTACAAACATCGGCACAAACTAATATTACTAGTGTTGGTACACTAACCGGACTCACTTTAAGTGGTACATTGACAGGTACAACTGTTGAAGCAGCACAGATAGGTAACTCAGGTGCAACTTTAACAGGTACGTTAAGCACTGCTGCCCAAACCAACATCACATCGGTAGGTACACTAACTGGACTGACACTAAGTGGCACTTTAACAGGCACTACGGTAGAAGCAGCACAGATTGGTAATAGTGGTGCAACATTAACTGGTACACTAGATACTGCTGCACAAACTAATATTACATCAGTAGGTACACTAACAGGATTAACACTAAGCGGTAACCTAGACGGCACAAATATCAACGCAGCCAGTGTTGGCAACGTAGGTACAACAATTACAGGTACATTACAAACTGCAAGTCAAACTAATATTACAAGCGTTGGCACACTAACCGGGCTAACTTTGTCAGGAACATTAACTGGTACTGCAATTGAAGCCGCTAGCATTGGTAACACAGGAGCAACATTAACTGGCACGTTACAGACTGCAAGTCAAACCAATATTACCTCAGTTGGAACACTAACTGGATTAACATTAAGCGGTACATTGACAGGTACCACAGTAGAGGCTGCACAAATAGGAAATAGTGGTGCTACATTAACAGGTACATTAAGCACTGCCGCTCAAACTAATATTACATCAGTTGGAACACTAACTGGATTAACTTTAAGTGGTACATTAACTGGTACTGCTATTGAAGCAGCAACTATCGGTAATAGTGGATCACAGTTAACAGGCACATTACAAACTGCCGCACAAACGAATATTACTAGTGTTGGTACATTAACTGGCTTAACTTTGAGTGGCACACTAACCGGTACAACTGTTGAAGCAGCACAGATAGGTAATACCGATGCTACTCTAACAGGTACACTTAGCACCGCAGCACAGCCTAACATTAACTCCTTAGCCGATTCTGTAACTATTGGCGAAATTACAATAGGTAGCAATAGTATTACCAGCACACATAGTGTAATTACAATCGATCCAAGTACTGCCGGCAGCGGCGGATTGGTAGTAATTGAAGGTAACCTGCAAGTTACTGGTAATGTAACTTACATCGACAGTAATGTTGTCAGCACCAATGACTTAGATATAGTTGTTGCTAATAACCAAAC